GTGTCGGGCCACGCGTCAGGCAGGGGGGGGTCAAAGAGATTCCTTTAAGCGTTTTTAGGGCTGTTTTCATCGGGTCTGCGTGAGGCCCGGGTGGGGGGCTCTCATCTTATGCTTGTCGCGTCTGGAATTAACGTGCGGGAAAAGTCCGCACGCGTCGCCGTTCACCGTCGCCCTGATCTGCCTCGCCCGCTTCTGCGTCCAGATGTGCGAGCGCCCGTACATCTTCGCGATGGTGCGAGAGTCCAGGCATCCGGGCAGACTGAGCGCCCAGCGGATGAGCTCGACGTGACGACGGAAGGAGAAGTTGTCGGAGCAGGCCAGCGCATCCATGAAGGCCTTGAGCATCACGCCGACATGATCGCGGGAGATGAACGCGTCGACCTCGATGCGTGCGCTGTCGCCGTCCTTGGTCGCCCATGACGGATGATTGGGGTCGATGTCGAACACATGGCGTGACTGGACCATCTCGCGGTAAGGCAGCACGCCTTGCTCACGCATCTTGTCCTGGACCTTCTTGGGCTGGGAGAAGAACCAAGCATCGAACGACTTGGCTTCCTTGGGCGGAGCCGTGAGGTCGTTGATGCTGGCCTTGGTCACGTGATGCAGGGTTAAGACTCTTGACGGCGGGGCAAGTGGCAAACGGCTATGCCTTGGTCAGATTGTTCCAAAGCCCTGTCTCTTCATCGTATCGTATCTTGCCATACAGCCGCATCTTCTCGATGAGGGAGCGAGGGTTGACTTCGCGTCCGCCTGCCATGCGCAGCTCGAACTCCCTGATGAGGTCCTGCTTGGTCATGCGCAAGGGCATCGTCTCGAGCCATCCTACCAGGGTCTCCCGGCGTTCGGCGTAGACCTTGGCGGTAGCCTTGCCTCCGCCCTCTGATCGCTTGAGCATCCCTTCGCGGTTGGTTTCCCAGCGGGCCTTGAGTTTCTGCTTCTCGCGGATGATGTGCTGACGACGGGCGTCGGTGAACTTGCCTCGTCTTCTCCGGGTATGGTGAGCCATGGGGGTCAGATTGCCTTCGGTGAAAACCGCAGGGCCGAGCGAGCGTAAGCGACGCAAAGGCATCTGCGTGTATCTTGTAGGGGTATTAAACCCCTACAGATACTTATGCTGTCTTGCAGGTTGTCTTGCAGGTTGTCTGGTAAGAGATTTATCATTCGCGGATTGGGTGGGCTGGAATGGGCTAGAAGGGGTGGGGTGGCTGTCCTACCCCTCAAAAGGAGTTAGAACGCCTTGGCGACCCCTTGGCGGGGCTGGAAACGCTATCCCCTTGGGCGACCTCGGTGGCACTTTCGGAGGGGGGCTGGCTGTATTCCCAGCGGATGACCCCCTTCTCGGAGGCATGGCGGATGTAAATCTCGCCCTTGAACTGGTTCGCGTGGTCCTTGAGGCCGGCACGGCCACGGCGCTTGGTCAGGCCGAACTTGTAGATCGGTTCCTCGCCCTGGCAGCGGAAGAGGACGGCGACCTCGCGGAACCAGTTGGTGAACTCGGACGAGCCGAGGCCAGCGTAGGCTAAGTCGGCGACAGTGTGGCCTTCCTTGTCGGAGGCGGCCTTGGGCTTGCCGGTGTGGTGCATGGCGACGAGGACGGCGCCCGTTTCGAGGAGGATGGGGGCGAGGTCGTGGCGCAGGAACTTGGAGGCCTGCTCCTGATCGGAGACGTCGATGCCGGCGAAGGAGAGGAGCGGGTCGACGAAGACGATGTCGGCCTGCTGGTCGATGACGAGCTGACGGAGGGCGGCGGTGAAGGTCGTCCCGGTGCTGACGGTGTCGCGGAAGATGGCGAGGTGCTCGCGGAGGGTGGCACGCTCGTCGCTGTCGAGGTAGGCTCCGGCGATGACGTCCTGAAGGGCTTCGGAGATGTCGCCCGCGTCGTTCTCAGCCTGGAGCACGACGGCGCGCAGGGGCTTGGCGGGCTTGATGCCGAAGAAGTCCCTGCCAAGGCACCAGTGGACGGCGGCCTGCATCATCAGGGAGGACTTGCCCGTTCCCGACTGCCCGACGATGAGCATCGAGCCGCCCTTGCAGAGCCAGCGGTGAGAGCCGAGGATGCAAGTCGGGTCTTCCTTGCGCTCGAAGGATAGCAGGGCGTCGAAGTCCATGCGCTGCGGACCGGCGACCTTGCGGCGACCCTTGCGGGCTTCGGCGAGGGTGGCATAGTGGTCGAGCAGGGTGTCGGGGTCGGTGGCCTGCTTGGCCGCGTCGAGGGCACGGCGGAGGATGGCGGCGTCCGCGATCAGGTCGGCGTGCTCGGGGCGGTAGACGGATTGGCCGACATCGCTGACCAAGAGCGATACGGTGGCCTCGGTGACAGGGGAGCCCATCTCGCGGAGGCGTTGGCTGACCGTCAGCTCGTCGGCGGGGATGCCGTCGGCGCCGAGGGACAGCATCGCGGAGACGATGTCCTGATGGGCAGGCTCGAAGAAGTCTGAGGGCTGGAGGTCGCCCGGTAGTGGGAAGGCTTCGCGTAGGAGGACGCCGAGGAGGTGGCGTTCCGCCGTCACGTTGTTCGGAGGAGTCATGGAAGAAGGGGTTGTGGGATGGGGGCGTGGGTGCCCAAGGTCAAGGTGCTTTGCTTCTGAGGGGCGGACCGAAGTGGGCCATCAGGCGGAGGCGGGTCTTCGTGACGACGCGGAAATCACGGCGGACGAGTTTGCCGATCTTGATGGCGCGCTGGATGTACTTGTCGGCGTGGGCGGAGTTGCCGATGCGCCAATGCTTGGCCCACTGCTCGCGGGTGCGGTAGCCAGGAGGAGGGGTCTGGGCGGACTTGTTGATGTCGGCGAGGACGGCCCGGAGGATCGGGTCATCGACTGTCCGCTTGTAGAGGAGTTTGGTGCCTTTCCTGCTCATCGGGATTTGGGGGTGAATACCTTGAGGTCGGTCGTCCAGACCCATCGGCTGCCGACGCGGTGGACGAGCCAGACCTTCCAGTCCTTGCCATCGACCCATCCGGCCGCGAAGCCTGAGCCCCAGCGGGAGGTGGCGAGGCGATGGGAGGCGTAGGCCATGGCTTCCTTCTGGCAGAGACAGCCGGCGGAGAAAGCGGCGCCGCCTTCGGCCTTCGTCAGGTTGACCTGGGCGAGCGTATGCGTGTGCCCGTGGATCAGAGCGCCGCCGCGGTCTGCGTAGTGGCGGCCTTGCTCGGGCGTGGCGTTCAGACCGTGGGCGTAGCCGTGGATGAAGGCGACCGGGCCGAGACGATAGACCCCTTTCTCGGCGTGGTAGTCTAGGATGGTCTTCGCTCCGCAGCTCTTCGCGGCGGTCTTGATGCGTGCGTAGAGGTCGGCGCAGTAGTCACGGACAAGGGCGGATCCGGAGGAATGCTGGAGGGCCAGCGCCCGGTGTTCGTGATTGCCCATCAGGTAGACAGTGGGCTTCGTGCGTTCCAGGAACTCCTCCCCGGCCTCGACATCGGCGATCAGTGACTCAGCCCCTTCGGCGTCGTTACCGACCCCACGGCGCAGGGAACGGAAGTCAAAGCAGTCGCCGAGGTGGACGCGGACGGTCGGCTTGTAGTCCTTGATAAACTCGCACAGGGCCTCGACGGCGTTCTCGTCGGCCATGTCGCCGTGGTTATCCCCGAAGGCGACGAAGCGGGTGGGTGCGCTCATTTGGGTTCGAGGTGAGGGATGGGCTTGCCGGAGTCGTAGGCCGCGAGCATCTCGTCGCGGTGACGGCGGGCGGTCTCTAGGTCCTTGCCCAGGTTGTGGACTATCTCGGTCTTACGCCGACGGATGCGCAGCCACCAGCAGGCGCCGAGCTTCTGGAGGTGGTGGTTCGGGTTCTCGGTCTTGATGTAGGCGGGCTTGTAGTTGCGCCCGGTGCGGGTGTACTTCGGGCAGGCGAGCAGGAAGGCCACGCGCTCAGGGGTCAGGCCGACGTTGGCCGCCCAGCGTAAGGTCTCGGCGTTCAGAGTCTCCATGACTTGGCTAGGTTGCGACCTTCGGTCATGATCTGGTTGCGGGCGTTCGGCTTGAAGATGTACTCCTGGTCGAACAGGTGGGACGCGCGGATTTCGGCGATGGAGTCCAGTTCCTCGTCGTTGGCGGGGCCGACGCCGGCGGTGGCGACGTAGATGGTGCGCACCCTCCAGCCTTTCTCCCAGAGGATGTCCTGGCAGACGCGCAGCTCGTTGACGTAGCGCCAGTCGGAGCAGACGACAGTCTCGGGGCTGGGCTGGTCGGCGTGCTTCATCACCGGGCACCAGTTGGCGAAGTGGCGGGCGAAGACGTCGCGGTCGAGGCGCCGTGCGAACTTGCCCGCGTGGACGAGGAAGTCGCGGTTATCGACCTTGAAGTCCTCCTTGAAGAAGTCCCCGTCGAGCCCGAGGTAGTCCATGTAATGGTTCGCGGCCTCCTTGAGCGCGTCGGCGAAGTTGATGTGCTCGGCGGGGCGGGTCGCCCACTCGAGTATGCCCGAGGCAAGAGTATCCTTGCCAGCGCGAGCATACCCACACACGAGCACAAGCGTGGGAGGAGCCATCGGCGTGGGAGCGTCGGTCACTTGATTAGAACGGAGGGTTCTCGGGCGGGGCTTCCTGCACGACGGGCTTCTGGGAGCCCTTGGGGAAGGTCAGCTTGTACTTGAACTGGGGCTTGCCGTTCCATTCGCCGTTCGGGATGGCCTCGACGCCGAGCAGGCACGTCTTTCCGCAGGCGGGCTCGATGTATTGCATGAACTCGGCGGGGGTCGCGTCCAGACGGATCTCCTCGGTGAACTTGCCGGCGAACTTGCCGACGAGCATGGCGAGGGGCTTGCCGTACTTGGAGCCGTAGGACTTGCTCAGGCAGTTGCCCTGGTCGTCGAGGAAGAAGAGGCGGCAAGAGGTCGTGCCGTCTTCGTTGTGCTTCAGCTTCTCGAACTTCGGCTTGATGAGCTTGAGTTTGTAGGTGCCGGAGACTTCGATGGACTTGAGGGGCGGGCGGTCGTTGTTGTCGGTGTGCATAATTAGGCGAAGTTGATGTTGGTGGCGGCGGTCGGCTTGGCGGCGATGTCGATGGTCTGGATCTGCTGCGGATAGGCAGGCCAGTTGCCGGAGGCCGTGCAGTCCTTGTAGAGGGCGAGCGCCTTCTCGAAGTCGAACGCGGCGCCGGTCATCAGTTCGGGCCCGAGCTCATAGACGGCGTGGGCGTAGGGCGGCTCCTTCTCGACGGCGATGAAGCGGAAGCCGAGCACGCGGCACTTGAAGGCGGCCTCGACGGCGTGGCGGTAGAAGTATGCCTGAAGCGCGTACTTGTATTTGCGGACGGCCTGAAGGAAGCCGTGGTGGCTGGCGTCCTCGCACGTCTTAAGGTCATAGATGTAGCCGTCGTCGGAGATGCCGTCGATGGCGCACTTGACCAGCGTGTCACCAAGGAAGGTCGTGAACATGACCTCGGTCTTCGAGAGGACGATGCCGTTGGCCTTCATGCAGGCCATGGCGGAGTTAGCAACCGCGTCGACCAGAGCACCCTCCTCGGCGGTCAGGATGGCCTTGCCTTCGTTGGCGGAGGCGAACTCAGCCCAAGCGGCCTTGCCTTCCTTCGTGCGCTTGTCGACCTCCGGGGCGATGGCGTGGGTGGCGTTGTACGCGTCGAGGCCTTCGAGGGCGAGTTTGTGGACGGCGGTGCCGACGCGGAGGGCTTTCGAGTCCTCCTGCGTGCGGGCGAGGTAGGCCTGATAGTGGGCCGGGGACTTGAGCAGTTCCTTGGCGCCGGATTGGTTCAGCGCTTGGATGCCGTCGTAGATGACGCGTTCGGTGATGAGGTCGGGCATGGTGATCGGGTGTTGGTGTTCTGGGTTGGTGGGAAAGGTCAGAGGGAGTCGTCCTCGGGGGCGGACTCCTCGACGCTGGCGGAGATGCGGCGCACGTCCTCAAGGGCGGACTCGGCGGCGTTCTCCATGGCCTCGAGGGTATTCCGCAGGACGCGCAGCTGAACGACGAGCACGTGGACGCGGTCGTGGAGGGGCTTGACCTGAGCGGCCTCGTCGGCGGTATGCACGTTGTCCGTGAACACGCTGAGTTCGGCGATGGCCGCGGAGGAAAGGTCGGAGACGACGGCAAGGTCTTCGACGTGCATCTCGCACCGGGAGGCGAGGGACTTGACGATGGCGAGGTCGCTGGTGATCCGTTCGACCAGGCGTTGGATGTTGTCGCGGTTGGTCATTGGCGGACGGGCGTGAAGGTAAGTTCCTTTATCTCGCCGTTAGGGGCAAGCGTGAAGTAGCGGACTTGGGAACGGATGAGGGATGGGTAGGTCTTGCGCTTCCAGGCGTTCAGGTCGGTCAGGAAGTCGGCGTGCTTGCGTGCCGTCATCTCGACGTAGGGGTAGCCGTCCAGGAGGAGCAGCAGGGCGTACTGATTGCGGATGGTGGCCGCGATGCGTTCGATGCCCTTGGGGGTCGTGGTCATTTGTTGGCGTAGGGAGAAGGCAGGCGGATGCCCATGCGCTTGGCGGCGTAGTAGACGGAGTAACGTGAGATGCCCGTCTGCTTCACGATCTGCGGGGCGGGGAGGGTCGAGAGGGCGGCGACGGCCTCCTTCACCGAGCCCCACTTGCGGCGGGGGCTCACAGTTGCCCGGTCTTGGCGCGGTTCCATTTGGCGATGGTGGCGATGACGACGGCCTTGGCGATGGCGTCGAGCTGATTGGACTGGGCCACGTCGTCGAGGACGCGGGCGAGCTCGTTGCCGGCGTAGCGCATCTCGGCGATGGTCTTGGCTTGGTTCTCGGCGCGGGCTTCGGCAGCCGACGCGAGGTTCTGGTTGTGGAGGTGACGCATCGCGGCGTTCACCGGGTCGAAGGGGTCGAAGTTGTCGCTCATTTGGTCAGGGGGCGAGGGGTGGGGGAGAAGGCAGGGGAGGACTGGGAAACGGCCGCAGAACGGAAGCCAGAGGCCTGCGCGCCGTCATCGTCGAGGTCGACCGAGATGCCGCACGCGGTCTGGATAGACTGGCGGCGGATGTAGGTGATGGCCCCACCGATCTGCTGGGCGGTCAGACCCTCGGCCTTGACGAGCAGGGTGCCGAAGTCGAAGCGCTCGCCGGAGGAGTGCAGGAACGCGGTCGACACGCCGACCTTACCCTCCTGGCTGACGAGCGTCTGGATCAGGGCGAGGTCGTGGTCGAGCAGGACGGGCTTGATGGCGTCGAGCAGCGCGTCGAGGGAGACGTACTTGGCCTTGAAGGCAGGGTTGATCTTGTTGGCCTTCACGTTGTCCAGGGCGGCGAGGGCTTGGACGAGCGCGGAGGTGGCGGTGGTGGGGGTGGGCTGTTTGCTCATGGTGGGAATTATTTGGTGGGCTCGGTGGCGGCCTTGGTTACTTCGCCGGCCTTGATGGTGGCCTCGATGTCGGCGAGGGACATCCGGGTGTAGCCGGGGACAAAGAGGTTGTAGTAGGTCACGCCATTGCGGACGGTCGGGGTCAGCAGACGTGCGACCTTCTGATCGGGTAAAACAATGTATGACGAGTCCGCGATGACGCGGTAGTCGGGAGAGGGTTTGTTATCTTTCTTCATTGGGGAAATGGTTGTTTAGTTGATCACGCCACGCTTGGCGCTATCGTAAATCAGCAATGCGTCTGAGTTCCACAGGGTAACCTGAATGGTGTTTCCATACAGTTCCATGGCCCGGGCCTTCAGCTTGTTCTTCCATTGGGTGGTGGTCAGGTCGCCCTTCGTGCCGCACGTGTGGGTCTTCTGCCAGACGGCGGGACGGATGCGGTGTATCTTCCAGCCCATGGCGACCGCGGCGCCGTAAAGGACGCCCGTGTTCCACATCAGTTTGCCGATGGCGGAGCCGGGGATGTTCTTGCCGGCGAAGAGGGGCGGCTCTTCGAGGTAGAGGCTTACGTCCTTGGCCTTGCAGCTGAGATCGGCGAGCAGTTGGCAGACCTCGACATCCGACCCGGGCATCTTAGCGGTCTCAACGGGGTCGCCGTCGAACGACCAGACGATGCCTCCGTTTACTCCAGGGTCGATTGCTACGATGAGGTGGGCCACGGCAAGACCCTTTATCGAGGCTGACGCTGGGACAAGCGGAAAAGGTTGGCGACCCGTAGTGCGTAATCGTTGGGGGCGAAGCGCCGGGAGACGGCACCTGACCAGCCCACGTTCCAGACCAGGGCGAGTTGTTCTGGGGTCGGGTCGGGCTTGCCGATGCGGGCGAAGTTGTCGCGGATGGTGCGGAGGTGGGCGGCCGCGATCATGTCCTGGGCGGTCGGGTTGCGCCACTTCGACCACTGATAGTGATAATGGCCTTCCCTCTTGAGGCGCTCGTTTGCATCGTCCCACGCTTGGCGTCCAACCTGATACATGCCACGTTCGCCGGCCTTGCCGACGGCCTTGCGGTTCTGGCCTGACTCGACGACGGCGATGCACTCAAGCAGGGTGGCCTCAGCTGCGGCCGCGGCGTTGAAGCCGAGGAGCAGCAGGGCGACGATGGAGAAGGGGCGGGTCACGGCTGCTTGCCCTCCTTGGCGGCGAGCCAGCGTTCAATCAAAGGATGATGCATCTGTGACCAAAGCATTGTTCTTTGCGTATGGTTAAAATTAACTTGTTCCAAATAAATGCGAAATTCATCTACTATCGCATCCCCTGCCTTGGTCAGCCGCTCGACCTCGGCCTTGAGGCGGGCGTAGTCCTCGTAGGATACGAACAGGCCGTCAGGTTCGGTGTGATACTTGATGGCCGCCGTCTTCTCTCCATCGATGTGGTGAACGATGGTGGCGGAGAAGTTAAATCGCTTCGGTTCGCTCATACGCGTCGAGGGGTCTGGGAGCCGGAGATCACGAAGCCGTCCGACAGTTGGTAGGAGTAGGTGATGCCCACCCAGCCGCCGGCCGCCACGAAGACGTCCAGGCTGATGCTCGACGCCCCGTCTTCGGACAGGGCTTCGTGGTAATGCCGGAGTAGTTTCGTCATGCGTTGGGACTTGATGGCGGCCTTGGCCGACACGATGTCCCCGCACATGATGCGCTCGTTGATTTCGTAGAGCTCGGAGAGGAGGGCGGCCATCCCGTCGAGGTGCTGGAAGGAGCCGCTCATTTGGTTTCCTCCTGGCTGTTGAGGTGCTGGCAGAAGATGATCGCGGCCTCGGGGTCGGAGAAGGACGTGAAGGCCTTGTTCGGGCCGTCGTAGTGCAGCATCTCGCCAATCATCAGGTTGTTGCCGTGCTTGATGAATCCGCTTTCGGCATAGGCATTGTCCTTAAACAGATACCTCCGCTCGGGGCCGGGAAGGCCGGAGATGAAGATGGACCAGCGGGGACGCTTCTGCGTCTTGCCGCGGATCACGTCGTCCTGGCGGTCGCACAGGGCGCGCAGCGCGTTGCAGTTGCGGTGCAACTGGCGGGCCATGCTCCAGGGGTAGAGCCACCAGAAGCGGGGGAGGGAGTCGGGTCGGATGATGGTCATTTGGCGAAAATATCAGAGATGTCTTTACCGATTTGATAAGTGTAATAGCAGTTAACCAAGTAGCAGGCGATTAATACGGCACACCAAAAAGCCAGTTTAACGATTAACCAAGAAACACTTGGACGTTGATATTTGTTGTTCATGGGTTTGTAGGGTCGGTGGGAAGGGTCAGGCATTGTGGGAAAGGGTTGAGTCTACGACGGCGATGCGTTCGCCGATCCAGCGCATGACCGGCACGGCCATGGAGTTTCCGCAGGCCTTATAGCGTGGGCCGTCTGGACATTCAGTCTCGGGCTTGCCTTTCCAGCTGATGCGCGACCAGTTGTCTGGGAAGCCTTGCAAGCGTTCGCACTCGATCGGCGTCAGGCGGCGTACGGCCATGGGCTGCACGGCAAGTGTTTCGCTGCCACCGCCGAGGTCGCCGCCATTCGCGCAAATGGTTCCGACGCCGTGAGCATACTGTCCGAAAGACGACGCCGTGAACGGGACGATTGGCAGGCCGCGCCCAGTCCCGTCCTCGCTGCCGTGGTAAGACTTCGTGAGACAATGCGTTGTGTCGCCAGTGGCGCAGACGGGCTGGAGCACCGCAGGGAAGCGGTTCTTCTCCGGCATGGTCTGGCCTTTCGCCAGCACCGCGTCGAGCGTCTGGCTCACTTGTCCTCCGTCCCACCAGCAGCCTGCCGTAGGGCCTGCTCCAGCATTGGCGGAAGGGCCTTTCCTCTTTTTGTTGCCCGTCTCAAGATACCCGCGCAAGCCTTCGCGGAGAGATAGAACCTCTGCGGCAGCTCGCCAGTCTCCAAGACACGCGACAACGAAGACTCGACGACGGCGCTGGGGGACTCCGAAGTATTGAGCGTCCAGCACTCGGTAGGCGAACCCATACCCGAGTTCGACCAACGCCCCAAGGAAGGAACCAAAGTCCCGTCCTCCTCCCGATGACAGCACGCCAGGGACATTCTCCCAGACGATCCAGCGGGGCTTGAGTTTGTCAGCCAAGCCAAGAAAGGTGAGAGCGAGGTTGCCCCTGGGGTCGGCAAGTCCTTTGCGGAGTCCGGCGACGGAGAAGGACTGGCAAGGTGTGCCTCCGACCAGAAGGTCGACTGCTCCGGGTTCGATTGGCCAGGATTGGTATACGGTGAGTGAGCCATAGTTAGGGATGTTAGGGAAGCGGTGTTGGAGGATAGCACAGGGGAAGGGTTCGATTTCGGAGAAGCCGACGGGAGTCCAGCCAAGCGGATGCCAAGCAACGGACGCGGCTTCCATGCCGGAGCAGACGGAGAGATAACGCATTACTTCTGGCGGCGGTAAGGGCCGCGCTTCTTGACGTTGACCCACTGGGTGTTCGTGATGTCGAGCCACTGACGGAGGGTGCAGACGCTGGTGTCGAGGGCGGCGGCGGCATCGGCCTGAGTCTTGCCGGCGGCGTTGAGCGCGGCGATCTGCGGGAGGATGGCCTGCAGGCGACGGGCGGCGTATTCGGCCATCGGTCGCTTGAGGGGGATGGGTCGGCCGCAGAAGGTGAGCGACTCGACGAACGGGTGGTTGGCGTTGGGCATGGTGGGTGGGAAATTAGCGGGCGCGGCGGACGGCCTTGGCGGCCTTCATGGGCTCGGGGCCGTTGATGAGGCGGTAGAGTTCCGGGCCGCAGAAGGTGACGACGGCGAGCCAGGAGATCAGGGCGATGGCGAACACGGATGCGAGGGCTTTCATGTTGGTGGTGCGTCAATGACCTTGGCGGACTGTTTCGAATTCGTCAAGCACCTTTCCAAACAAAGCCTGTGACCCCACTCAAGGGGTCAGGGCGCTGCATATGATACGCCCTCAGGTCATCGAGGCCCGCCATATTAAACGTACCCCTCTCCGACTGAGTTCAGTCTGCCCCTAGGGTCGCCTACGTCAAGGGGCAATAGACCCCTCTGGCTTGCCCTAGGAGGCGTTTTGACGGCGGGAACGGAGGAAGACCGCCACCCCCACCCCAAAGCACCCCACGGCCAAGGCCCACCCTAGGTCGCGGACGGACTTCAGGGCGAGGGTCGCCGTGCTCATGTTGCGCTCAAGGTCGGCCGAGTCCGACTTCAGCCCGCCGTCCGTCACGATCATCACCAGGGCGTCGGTGGACTGCAACTGGTCGAGGACGTAGCCGGCGATGTAGGCCGAAGAGAAAGACGAGACTCCCGCGAAGGCCGTGATGAGGGCCACGGCCAGCAGGAGGTTATCGCTTCCGCTTCGAGGCTGGCTTGGCTTTTGCTTTCCCATTGGGTTTGGCGGCCTTAGCCGTAACCGCGGCGACTTCCTTCTCCCCGCGGGCCTTGATGTATCGCATCAGGTAGTCGAGGCATTCGGGGGCCGCGTAGCCGGCCGCGCCGACGACGGCCATCCGCAGGCCCGGGCTGGAGATGTGTTCCTGGATGCCGTAGCCGACCATCGCGGCGGTGATCGCGGCGGCGAGGACACGGCGCACGACCCAGCCGAATGAGACGGGCTCCGTCGAGAGCAGCAGGCGGGCGGTCATCGCAAGGCCTCCGAGGACTGAGGCGACGACGCCGTCCTTCAGTTCCTTCGGGATGGACTCGGGGTCGATGGGGGAGGCGCTCACGAGATGCGGGGCGGCTTGGCGTTAGGGGAAAGCAGGACGCGTCGGTAGTTCTGAGCCCAGAGAAGGTTGGCGAGGTCTTTGCCGAGGCGGTCGATTTCGGCCTCTGTCTTTTCCGGGAAGGTCAGGTGTCCTTGCTCGTGGCAGAGGACTTCGAGCTGACGCTTCGCCCCGAGGCGCGGGTCGATTTCGATGAGGTTCTCGCCGATGGTGGCCTGACCCCACGCGCGCTCCTTGCCGAGTTTGCGCCAGATGACCTTGGCGGGCTTACGCTTGCTCATCGTCGGAGGGGGATGGCTTGGCGTTGACGCGGTCGCGGATGTAATCCCACGCCAGCCAGATAAGCAGGGCGGCACCGCACCCTAGGGTGATGGTCACGATCAGGTCAAAGTGGGGAGACTCGACGACGAACGGGAACGCCCCCATGGCGGCGCCGCAGGCCAGAAGCGGCAGGCCAAGGCGGGGACCGGCTAAAGCCGTGGTGACGGCGCCGAGCACTGCGAGCCCTACGCCTGCCAGACTCCAGATGTTCCGGCTCGCCTCCTTGCGGACGGCTTCGACCTCCTTCTGGAGTTCCACGATCCGGGCGTCCTTCAGCTGCGAGACGCGGAGGGCTTCGGCCTGCTGGGCTTCGAGCTTCTCCCAGGCCTTGTTGACGGCGGTGGCGAGTTTGCGTCCGAACTCCATCTGCTTGGCGTAGTCGATGGGGTCGGCCTTGGCGGCACGGGCCACGGCGAAGGCGACGTCGGCCTCGGGGGGTTGGGGGAGGTAGGACTGGGCTAGGCGGGACTCGGCGACCACGACCTTGGGCTTGTCGGCGTTGCGCTCGATGGCCACGAGGGCCGAGGCGACGCGGTGGTCGGTCTTGTCGAGGTCTTTGCCTAGGGACTGGACGACGTCGGGCTTCGTCGGGGCGTCCGGCTGCTTAGGCAGGGGCTCGTCCGTCTTGTCCTTGCGGAACAGACTGCACCCGGTCAGGGCCAGCACGGCGATGACCAGGAGCAGGCGCACGGCTTACTTGCCCTTGAGGGCGTCGAGGATGGACTTGCCCTTCTGCTCGAGGTCAGCGGCCTTGGCGGCGTGCTTGCGGAAGACGAGGGCACCGGCGATGAAGCCGACGAGGAGGGCGATGAGGTGGGTGATCATGGTAGACGAGGTTGAGAGGGGTCGAAGATTTCGACACGGATAAGGGGCCCGAGGTCGGCAGGCGTCTGCGGAGACTCGAACTGCACGATGACGCTTGCGCCGTCAGACTCCGCAGGCTCGCCGTTCCACTGAGGGAAGACGGCCTTGAGGAAGGCGTATGGGTCGGCGAGGGATACGCCGAGCATAGATACTTTGTAATGGATGCTCATGGACGGATATAGACCCAGCCTCCTGCTGAGTGAATTGAATGGGTTGCTCCGCTTCCCGAGGGGCATTCAACCTGCTCGCGGTAGGCAGAGTAACCGGCAGTATTACTTCCTGTCGGACCAGACGAAGTGGTGGCGGCCTGGGTTCCGTTGATGTAGAGGGTGACGTTGCCCGTGCCGTCCGAGTAAATCGTCCAGTTGACGGCCTCGGCAAGGGCAGGCGCTGTGCTCGATGAAACGGCGGTTTGAGAGGTTCCGTTGTGCACGATGAGCTCGATGACGTTGGAGGTGCCTCCGACCTTCTTGATGCCGATGCCCTTCTGAGTCATAGCCCCAACCGTGTTTGTGGTATAACCTCCTAGGGTGACATAGATGCAGGTGTTTGCATTCCCAGCGTAACCTGTGATTCCGAAAGTAGTAGTTCCAGACATCACGATCTTGTTGCTGAAGTTAATTTGCCCGAAGTTGGCAGTGCTCCAGGAAGGCATCGCATTAGCGGCTCCGGCAAGTCCTAGGCTGAAAGATGCACGGCCAACGGCAGTGCTATTAAGATAGGCTTCGCGTGCTCCGTGAACTGTTCCAGTATTCGCAGTGACCGCACCAGACCCAAAGACGGCAGTTGCATTGGCAGCGGTAAGCGAACGCAGATAAGGCGAAGCGGTCGTGACAGGAATCTGCGAGACAGGCACCACCCGACCCGTGTCGGTTCCCGTGATGATTTCTGCCAGAGTCGCCAGTTCGACCTTGCCGGCGGTGGTCGTCGAGGCGGCAGGGACAAGCGCGTCGGACTCAGACTTCGAGTAGACGTCGAGGTTCGTCCTGGCGCTCGATGCCGAAGCGAGGTCGCTTAGGTTGTTGGCGGTCTTTGCGAAGGCCGTGTCGGCGTAGGTCGCCGCCGTGCCAAGGCCGGAGATGTCAGAGGTCGAGAGCGTGACCGCACCCGTGCGGCCCGCCACCGAAGTCACCGGGGCCGTGGTCAGGTAGCCAGCAGGGTTGGAGCTGAGAGGGTAGTAGAGACCATTGGCAACGGACGTGGTCGAGTAGTCGGAGGCCGAAGCCGTGGCCATCGTGCCTAGGCCGAGGTTCGTGCGGGCCGTGGAGACCGAAGCCAGTCCGCTCAGATTGTCGGCCTTGAGCAGGAAGCCAGACGGGCCAGGGTAGGCGACAGTCTGCGTGCTCGCGTCAGGGAAGCGAAGTTCGGTCGGCGTGATGCGGAACTTGATGGCGCCGCTCGATACGAAGGTGATGTCGTTTCCGGGCAGGAGACGGATGTAGTTGTTCGCATCCTCCTCGACCTGGACTTGGGCGGAGTTAGTTCCGCTCGGGCCGACGGTCAGGACGCCGTCGACGCTGGGCTCGAGGATCGTGGCGTAGGTCGTGCTGGCCGCGCTGGTCGTCAAGTACGACGACATTCCCGAGATGGTCTGGTAGGTGCTCGCGGCTGTCGTGCTGAGGAGGTACGGAGAGAGCGCAGCCGAAGTGATATATCCCTGCGACGTGACCCACGACTCCGTAGCATAGCCCGTAAGGCTCGAGCTCGTCAGGAAGCCCGAGGGGTTGCCAGTCAGGGGATAGAAGCCCGCCGTCACCCACGACTCGGTAGCATAGCCGGAGAGGCTGGCCGAGGTCAGGTAGCCTTGCGAGGTCACCCAGGACTCAGTCGCGTAGCCCGTCAGCGCCGACGAGGTGATGTAGCCCGAGGGGTTAGTCAGCGGGTAGTAGGTCGAGGCCGCAGCCGAAGTCGTCAGGTAGGACGACATCCCCGCGATCGTCTGATAGGTCGAGGCCGCCGTCGAGCTGAGGAGGTACGGGCTCAGGGCCGAGGAGGTGATGTAGCCCTGGGAGGTGACCCACGACTCCGTCGCGTAGCCCGAGAGGGCGGACGAGGTGATGTAGCCGGCGGGGTTCGTCGTGCTGTACTTGCCGTCGAGCGCGGACTGGAGGTCGGTCTGCGAGGAGAGGGTTCCCGTGATGGTTCCCCACGCGGTCGCACCAGCAGGGCCGGGGTAGGCGGTCGTCTGGACCGTGGCGTCGGGGAAGGTGATGCCGACGGACGGCTGGATCGTAAAGGAGCCGGAGGTCGCGTGCGTCAGCGAAAGGGAGGTCGGGCCAAGGTTCGCGACATTGGATCCAGAACCCTGCACGGTCACGCCCGCAAAGGTCGGGGTGTCGAGGGAGCCAAGGCCGAGGTTGGTACGCGAGGTGCTCAGGGAGGCGAGCCCGTCAAGGTTGCCTGCCTTCGTCAGGTAGGCCGTCATGCCCGAGACGGACTGCTTCGCGTCCAAGGCGGACTGGAGGTCGGTCTGGTCGGACAACGTGCCGGTGATGCCACCCCAAGCCACGCCCGAGGTGTCCGTGCCGTTAATCCACAGGCCTTGCGCCGCGTCGTACTTGAGCACCTGTCCGTTTGCGGGGTCGTCAAGGAGCACGTCGTGCAGCTCGCCCAGCTCGTAGCCGTTCTGAATGCGGACTTCGATTTCGCCCTGGTTCGCATGGACGCGGACGACGTTGCCGAGGAAGACCGCGTGGGCGGGCGTGGCGGGAGGGGTCGGGCTGACGATCTGGCCGGCGGTGGTCGAAAGCCAGAGGTTAGCGCCGGCCGTAAAGGCGGTCGTGTCCAGCCCCTTGAGGAGGCCCATCGTGACGGCCTGCCCGTTCTGGTTCGTAGGGATGTCCTGGGCGAGGATGGCGAAGGTCTTCGAGGACGAGGACTCGCTGGAGGCGCTTGCCTTGGTCACGAGGGGCTTGTTGCCCGCTCCGCCGGAGATGTAGACCACCGTACCCTTGGTCAGGGTCGCCCCGGTCTCGTTGCGGACGGTGGCCTGCACGGTCGCCGCGTAGTTGTCGAACCAGGCGGTGTCGTAAGAGGTGTCCGAGGCCTTGAGCAGCACCTGACCCTCGAGGCCTCCAGAAGGCACGCCGACGCCGGGCTCGCCCTGAGGGCCAGCGGGGCCGGCAGGGCCGGTCGCACCCGCAGGGCCTTGGGGCCCGGGGACGCCCACGGAGCCCGTCAAGGTGCCCGTGATGATGCCCGAGATGGTGCCCGTGACCGTGGACTGGTCGGCCGCAAACGTGCCGGTGATAGTCCCGAAGGTCGAGGCCGTCGAAGTGATCGTCGCGTCAGGCATGGTCGGCGCTTAGACGGTGACGCTGTCGATGACGTTGACGCGGAAAATTTCGGTGCGGGAGATGCTCGAGGCGCTGAAGGCGAACTTGATGTCCCAGCGAGCCGTCCCGATGGCCCAGTTGCTGGTGTCGCCCGAGTAGACAACTGTGAAGGACAGTCCGTCCACCGCCTTGGTCACCGTCATGTCGTAGACGTTCATCTGGCGGTCCTCCAGGGAGGACGTGATGGTGGTCGTCGTAAGGTCGGCAGGGCCGGTCGCCCCGGGAGTCCAGGTGAACGTGCAGGCGAAGGTGTTGCCCCTCGAAAGCGTGACGGTGTTAGAGCAGCTCATCGGGTCTTAACCTTGCCCCGATTGGAAGGGTGGGGTCAGAAGGCCGTGAAGGTGTCAATGGCCGTCACCGAAGTGATCGCGTTGAAGCCGATGTTCTGGCCGTACCAAGGGGGGTAGGTCGCCGGGTTGTTCTCAAAGGCGTCCGAGGTGGTCGTGAACGTCCCCGATGAGTAGGTAACGGTCAGGCCGACGAGGGAGTCGGCGATGTCCGTCTCGTCGAGGTAGTTGTTTACGCTCGTGTAGTTCGGGTTCAGCGTGTCGTTGCCCGACCAGTCGTAGGCGCCGACGCTGAAGAAGGAGTCTGACACCCCTAGCCCGTTCTGGAAGCCGACGATGGGGCCGGAGTATTCGGTGTGGGAGGCGCTGCTGCTGTCCGTCCAAGAGGAGGTGGCAGGCCATTGGGCCACGCGCACGAACAACCCCTCGTCGGCGTGGAAGCCCGAGTCGATGGTCAGGTTGTGGGGTTGCGTCTGGACCGCGGCGTCCGTCTCGAACTGGTCATACGCTCCGATCAGGGCGCAGCGCAGTTTGCCCCAGGTCGAGTAGATACCCGCCGAGGCACCCGTCGACTGGCCGATGATTTCGCCCATCAGATGCGGGCGTAGAAGTACTTGGCCGTGATGCCGGCGAGCTTGATGCGGTCGGACCAGAGGGAGCCGGTGACGTATTGGTTCACCGAGATGCTGGGGCCCGTGCCTTCGGTGGCGATGGCCAGCAGGACATAGCCGTAGGTGTCGGTGTCGGCCAGCGCCGTGTCGGAGCAGACGATACGCGGGTACTCGTCCTCGGTGTCCGTCTGCCCGGGGTAGGCTCCGCTGGTCTGGTCGACTCCTGCACGCAGGTAGATGTAGCACTGATGGGTCGTCGCGTCGAAGGGGGTCATCACGGACACAGGCCAGTCGGGAGCGCTCCCGCTGGTGCGGTCGAGTTTGACCCAGACCGAGTCCTCGTCGATCTGCGGGACTTCGTTGTTCAGCGTGCCAGGGACGACTTGGAACAGCCATGCCGAGCCGGCCGTGTCGTAGACGACGTTGACCACCTTGAAGGGGTGGTTGTTCGGTTGGACTGACGGCGACGGAAAAGGGTCGGACGTGTCCAGCGTGAAGCCGTGCGCCGACGAGTCGAAGGTGTAGCCGACTCCGGGTTGGATCTTCATCAGGCCGAGGCGTAGACGGCGGAGGGGTAGCCGTCGCGGTTGAAGCGGATTTCGTAGTTCACCTTGTAAAGGCTTCCGAAGTCCTCGGTGCTAACCTGCGCAAGGAGAAGCTGGTTCTTGCTGCTGACCGTGAAGGTCGAACCCATGTATGAAGGCAGAAGGTTGATGCTGTTAAAAGAGCTGGTTCCAGAAGTCTTGCCTACGCGTTCAATAAGCCCGGTGACGTGAGAGGACTGAGACGTGTAGAAAAAGCCAGAGAAAGAAGTCTGCGGGGCGAGGTAGTTGGTCTTGCCGTAGAAGTCCTTGTATTGGGCGACCTTGAAGCCCTTGAAGCTCTTGCCGGACGCCTGCTCGAACGTGGCGCCGTTGTTGCCGACGTACTCCGTCGTATTGTTAGGACCAGGGGTGGAGGCGTAGACCGGGGCTGAGATGGTGCCCGTGCCAACGCCCGCGATGGGCGAGCCGGAGAAGCCCGTGGCGAGCTCGAAGAAGTTAGGGTGGGTCGTGATGTGCTCAGATGTCAGGCCTTGCGAGCCGGAGACTTGCGGGTTCGTCCTCAGGCCGCTGTTCACATTAAGGTCAATCCCGACGTAATCCACCGTTAGGGTGGCGATGCCGAGGGCGTCGAATGTGGCGTTGTACTTGTGCGCGTCGCACTGTGCATACTGTGCGATAGGGCAGGCCACTCCGCGACCTCCAAGCACGTCAAAGTCGTATGACTGATCTACCTTGAAGGTAGCCGTGACGGTAAGGAGCCCGTATCCGTCAGCGGACACTTTCGCCCCTGGTTGGTTAACCGGGCTTAGGAGGGTGTTGCCTGTTTCGATGCGTGCCATGGTTTATTTGGAAGGGGTCTTAGTGAAGTCCTGTGATCCGAATGGATTTCGGTCTACAAGGTTCTGAAGGATGAGATTTGTCTTCTTGGTTTCTTCGAGCTGAGAAGTCATGGCTTCGAGCACCGGGTTCGGTCCGACGCCGATGACGTTTCCGAACCCTTCAGGGCCTTTGAAGTCCTTTTCCTTGTCTTTGAAAATTGGGGCAAACTTCTTTCCCTCTTCTGAGGCTAGGAATGTATCTAGCATTCGCTTTTGAAAGTCCTTGTTTCTATATAGAGCCTCATAGCTTGGCTGACCCATGCCCATTGATTGCACGAGCATTCTGTTCGTACCTTCTGAAAGAAACTGACGCTGAGCTGCCGCGCCTTGTTCAGTAAGGGAAAAGTCCCTAGCCATCTTAATCATACCAGCCTCGACGTCTTCGGCTTCTTTCTTATTTGCGGCCTTCATCTTGAGGAAGTTCGCAAGCCTAGTCTGTTCAGTGGTAGCAAGCTTTGTCTCGCCTTGCGCGATCAGGTCAAACCCTTCCTGAGCAGACCTTTTTGCGTCTTCAATGCTTTGCGAAATCAAGGAAACCAACTGATTGACGATTACCATCGGTGCTACGAACCCAAGGGCGATATCTTTAAATGCCGTCGAGAACTTCTTTTTGATGTCATCAACCTGTTTGACCATTCCATCAGTCGCCTTCTTGGCCTTGTCCATGGCCTGCGGGACATCGGAGTTGGTCTTGATGTTTACTTCAAGGGATTGGGCCATCGGTCGTAGGGGGGCTTTCCTTTGCAGATTTGGAAGCGGCCTCCTTGGCCTCCTCTTCCGCCATGAAGGCCTCCTCCTCTGGGGACATGATCGCCACGTCCGCACCCTTGCGGATGGCCAAGGCCGAGTTAAGCCAGATGGCCTGACACTCCGGCATCTCCCACGCCCGCTGTTCAGGGATGCCAGACGCGATGAGGTTCGCCACGATGCTTAGAGGCCACGGCACGCCCTTGTCCCCTCCGCCCTTGGTCTTGGTCTGCTCCCAGAACTTCGGCCAGTCCTGGACGAGGATGTAGCCGGCGAAGGCCTCGAGCAGCTTCTCGAACTTGGCCGGGTTGCGCTCAAGGCTCAAGATGCGGAGGCGGTCCTTCCAGCCGATGTCGCCCAGGGGTTCCTCGGCGCATACTTGGCAGGCGAAGATGAGGTCGGCAGGGGTGATGCCTCGGGAGCCCGTGACCAGCGGGGAGTCAAAGGCCATCAGGCGGACGCGGTACTTCAGGCACCACGGGTAAAGCACTCGACCCAGCAGCCGAAATGGCGCCGGGTCGATGTATGCGTTCAGGAAGCGACGATCCACTCCCTTGAGACTACTCCCCTTGCGGGGGTGTCAATCAGGGCGTGATGCCTTCGTAGTCGACCGCGGTGATGGTCACGGCGGTGAAGCCCTTGTTCGAGCCCTTGTCGTCGACCTTGGTGATCGTGCCGACGAAGGACGCGGAGGCGGAGCCGGAGGGGTAGGCCGAAGCGGTGTTGACCGTGAAGGTCAGGGTGGCGCCGAGGACGGGCATGGTCGCCGTCTTGGCGATGCCTTCGATGGTGATCTCCGTCTTGCGGTCGTCGTAGCGGGCCGTCTTCGTGATGCCCGACTCGTCGGCCACGGTGGCCTCGGCGTTGAAGGAGGCCGAGAGGCTGTAGCTCTGAACGAAGAGGTTGGTGACAGTACCCGCGACTCCGTAGATGCAGGTGGTTCCGGTATCGATGGCGGCCATTTGTAATTGCGGGGGTTGGAAACCTTACGCGGCGGGCAGGACGACAAGGATGTCGAAGGCGAAGGATGTCGCCCAGGAGCGCTCGTCGATGCCCTCGTCCTCGGAGGTCATGGTCACGTCGTAGCAGGACGCGTCACCGCCCGAGGTGAAGGCCGACTGGATGCTGGTCAGGTCACGCATATTGCCGGACAGGGCGGCGCAGCGGAGCCGGTGATCGGCGAGGGTCGTGTCGTCGGCGTTGGAAAAGAGGGTGATGCGGACCGAGCAGGCGTAGTTGCCCAGCCCCTCGGGGAGGTCGCCAGGAGCCCGGGCCGAGTCGCAGAGGACGACGGCTTTGGGCAAGGTCTGGGTCACGGCGCTGTCGCCCGTCAGGAACTGCACGGTGGTCAGCCCGGTCTGGGTCGAGAGGTAGGTGGCAAGCGTTGCTTCCACGATGTGGCGGATGGATTTGGTGCCCATAAAGGTTTAGCGGATTGAGCCGTTGTTGAAATCGACGACGTCGCGCTTGAGGAACTTCTCAAGGTCGCGCTCGATGCGGGCGACCGCGTTTCCGTAGACAAGGTTCAGCACGTTGTTCTTCGTGGCCTTGTCGTCGTTGTCGCCGATCGTGTTGCCGATGCGGATGCTTACGGCTTTCTGCGTCGTGTAGACGGACTGAATGACGTTGCCGGGGAACTTCTTGACGTAGCCCGAGACGCCCTTGCGGCCGAAGTTCTGTTCGACCCCTTTCTTCTTCGGCTTAGGAAGGGACTGCATGGCGTTCCACCAGCCGGCCTTCAGTTTGCCCACCTCGGCCTGACGCTCCTTGATGTAGGCCTTCAGCTCCGCCTTGGAGCCGACGAGGAACTTGCCCATGTAATCGCCGCGGCCTTTCTCAATCTTGGTCTTGCCCTGGCGGGTCAGTCGCTTGAAGCGGTTATGGATAGGGCGGAGGTCGGTGACGAGCTCGTTTCCCGGGCGTCCGCTGGATTGGTTGAAGAAGTTCTGGGCCTTCTGGTAGGCGCGCAGCACGTCGGAGTCCGCCACGATCTGATTGGGGATGACCGCGTCGAAGTTGATGGAGCGTTCCTGCGCTTGCTTCTTGGCCGTCGTGAAGTCGCCGAAGTTGCGGCGCTTGGCGGCCGAGGCGAGGTTGTTGAGCATCATCGCGCCTGCGACCTTGGCCTTGTCGTTCTGGGCGACGAAGAGCGTGTTGATGTCACGCTCGACCGCACGGCGACCGACGAGCTCGGCCTGCTTGGTTTCGCCTCCGCCGCCCCCTGCCTTGAACGGAGGGGTGAAGACGATGGCGTCGCGGCACATCAGCGCGGCCTCGCGGAGGGCGGCGTACTCGATGGTCCAGCCGACCTCCTGGGCGAGGGAGGTTAGCGCCTTGTTGAAGGTCGTGACGTTGGCGTGGACGAGGCCCACGTTACTGGTTGTCGTCGATGACGACGAGGGTGATCCATGCCGACCCGGGCTTGTAGGTCTGGGTCGTGATACGGACTGTCTTCCCGCCGGCCACGATTTTCTTGCCCTGGGCGAGGGAGGCGATGGGCACCCCTCCGCTAAGGGTGGCCGCCGATGCCCCAATAGACCCGTCTGGCTGGCTCCAGGAGGCCGTTACGGCAGGCAGGCGGACAGTGTACTGGGTCCGCTCACAATACCCCCCCGCTTCGAGCACGGTCGATACGGCGGGGTCCGAGATGAGGCAGGAGAAGGTGATGGCCCCCGAGTTGGCCGACCCGGCCACGCCGAAGTCCGCGATCATCTCCTTCGCGTCCGCCAGAAACTCAGAGTAGAGGCTCATCCTATACTTGCCCGCTTTGGGAACAGGGACAAAAAAAGACCCCCATCGCTGGGGGTCTCGTTCGAGCCTGTGGCCGCTATTAGGCAGCGGTCTTGAGGCGGTGCAGGGAGGTCGCGCGACCGACAGCGGCACCGAAGAGCAGCGTGGCGGTGACGTTGTAGTAGCCCGACTGCTCCTGGCCCATGAGGACCTGGACGCCGAGGCCGGTGTCGGCGTCGACGGCGTTGGCGACTTCGAAGCCCGGGATTTCGGACATCGGGAGGGCCGAGGCGACGGCGATGGCGTCAGCGCCGCAGGCGAAGCCAGCGAGGTTTTCGCTGTTGTTCGGCAGGCTGTTCCACTGGTAGACCGCGGCGCCAGCGAGGGTGCCGATCTGGCCGGAGGTCAGGATGCCGGCACCGAGGACGGAGTTGCCGATGATGGTGGCGTCCGAGAGGAGTCCGTTCGCGTAGGTCGGGTTCAGGATGAACGCGCGGGGCTCGGCGGCCTTGGCGGCGTCGAGCACGCCCTTGGCGGTGACGACTTCGGCGTAGGTGAGCGCGGCGCCGGTGTCGACGTTCGAGCTGTAGTTGGCGTTCGTGATGAGGGCGCCGATTTCAGCGAGGCACTTTTCGGCGAGGGCGTTGGAGGCCGTCGGGACGAAGGCGTTCGCGAGGAACTGCGCGCCGTACATCTTCACGTCCAGAGGAGCGAAGCGGGACGACACCTTGAAGTGCTTCAGGGTGACGTTGGCGGCCGTGATGGTCGCGTCGTCCTGGGTGAGGTAGCCGCCCGTCGAGAACTCGGTGGCGGTGGAGGTGCCGATCAGCGGGACCTGGACGGTCTTGCCGGCGCCGGACTCGGCAGCGGTGAAGACGGACGAGAACGCGCGGAGGGCGGGGAGCTTGCCCTTGAGGGAAGCGATGACGCTTTCAGCGAGGATGCTGGGAGCGACTGCGATGGAGTTAGCCATGATGTGTTAGGATAGGGTGAGGGTTGAGGGAAATTAGAGGGCCGCCTTGATGATCGCGTGGCGGTTCGCGGCGAAGTAGTCGTTACGCTCCTTTGAGCCGACCGGGAGGGACATGAAGACGGCGAGATGGTCGACGGCCTCGGCGGACGGCTTGACGTCGGCAGGGCTGATTTCGACCGGGGCGACGCCCACGGAGGCCACGATCTTCGCGGCTTCCTTGGAGGCCGAAACCTTGGAGGCTTCGTGCTCGGCGACCAGCGCCTTCAGCGACTCGGACTCCTTGACGGCGACCTCGAGGGCGGCGGTCAGTTCGGCGAGCTTCGCATCCTTGGCGGCGGCTTCGACCTTGAGGGACTCGAGTTCGGCGGTGGCGCCGACGGTCATCTTCTCGATGGTGGAACGGAGGTCGTCGCGTTCGGCGGTCAGGCCGGAAAGAGCGGCGGTGGCTTCGAGCAGCTGTTCTTCGATGGTCATCTTGAGTTTGCGGAGGTTGGAAACTTTCGCGGACTGTTCGCGGTCGAGTTGTTCGACTTTACGCTCGGCCCATTCGGCCGTCCGCATGATGTCGCCGGAGGTCGGGCCACCCCAGAGAGCCCACGCCACGGCGCCTGCTCCTGGGAAGTCCTTGCCATCGGGCTTGTTGTTCGGGGCGTCCATGTCGCCTTCGTGACGGCGGAACCACGGACCCATGCGGCGGAGCTTGTCCTCGGACACCGAGCCGGCCGCCATCTCGCGGGCTTCGCGGATGGTCTTGTCCGTCACGCCGTCGCCCGACTTGCCCTCAGCGTGCCATTCAAGGCCGCGTCGGGCTGCTTCCTGCACGTAGTCGGGGACGCTGATCGCCATCAGAAGGTGCGGAGCGCTTCGTTGAAGGAGTCGGCCAGACCCGTGACGAGTCCCTGGGCGGCGGCCTGCTTGCCGGAGAAGACCTGACCTTCCATGGCCTCGGCCTTCACCATCTTGCGCTTCATGTTCACGGCTTCCTTGAACTCGGCGTGCACGGTGTCGACGCCTTCCTGGAGGTTGGCCATCTGGTTCTCATCGAGGCTCGTGCCTTCGATGCCGGCGCCCTTGAACTTGCCGGACTTGATGACGACCATCTTTATACCAGCCATCTCGGCGGCCTTGGAGTAGTCGGGGATGGCCATGTAGACGCCGATGCTTCCGACAGTAGACGAGGGAGAGGCGACGACGCGGTCCGCAGCCGAGCCGATCCAGTAGGCGGCGGAGGCCATCTCGGAGTCAGTGTAGGCCAGCGTAGGCTTGCCGTAGTTACGCACCTTGTTGGCAAGTTCCTCGACGCCCGTGACCGTGCCGCCAGGGGAGGAGATTTGCAGCGCGACTTTCTCGACGTCAGGGTTCGCGGCGAACGCATCGAGGGCGGCGGACACTTCGTCGATGTCGGCCACACCCATCATACGCTCAAGGGGCGAGACGCCCTTGCCAATCACGCCGACGATAGGCACGATGCCGATGCCGTCGACGACGTAGGGCTTGGGGGCCACGCCGAAGAGCTGCGCAAGCATCTCGGTGAAGCCGAACTTCTCGGCGAGGACGGCGTGGTCCTTGGCCTTGGCCGGGTCGATGAGGAGGGGCTCGCGGCCCGACAGTCCGTTGGTAAGGAAACGCATGGTGAAGTTAGGAATTGGGTTCGTCGGTGGAGTCGGGTTCTTCGAGCTCGGCGGGTTCGTCTTCGGCCATCTCCGGGCTTTCCGACTCGACCTCGCCGACGATCGTGCCGACAGGGGTGTTGGACGGACGGAACAGAAGTTCGAACGGGATGCCGTACTCTTCGGCGAGGTTCTTGATGTGAACCATGTCGGCTGCGCGCTTCTGCATCTCGGTGCGGAAGTCGAGGCCGCGCTGGGCGTAGAGTTCGCTCATCGAGAGCAGACCCATCTCGACGTCGGCCCGGTCGTTCGCGGCTTCACGGCCTGCGTCGACGGTGACGGACTTCGGGGTCGTCCAGGAGACTTGGTTCCACTGAGGGTCGTCAGGCAGTTCTCCGGCGGCGATGGCCTGCCCGATGATGTAGCCCCAGGTCGGGACGCAGAACTGCTCGATCAGGATGGTCTGATACTTGGAGAAGACTCGGCCAGCCTTGGCCGTGATGAGGCGGACGGTGGCTCCGCCGAGCTTGGAGGAGTCGCCGACGAACTCGTAGGGCAGGACGCCCATGGCGATGTCGCGTTCGAGCGCCGCAAGGAAGCCGGTGAAGGTGGCGTTCGGGCGGTTGCTCTGGAAGGACGTCATGTCCTCCCCGGGCTCGAGGGCGATGAGTTTGCCGCCCATCGTCGAGGCCACGTTGGCGTAGGACGAGCCGTTGGCCGCGCCGAGTTCGCCGGCCATGTCGGAGTCGATGGTGCCGCCAGTCTTCTTAATGATGCGGGTCACGTCGCCGTTGTCCTTCACGGCCTGCTTCTCGAGGGCGAGGATTTCCATCTCGTCCTGGATGCTGTTGATGCTGTGCTGGAGAAGGGGAACCCCACGGGCGCCGGACGCGTACTCCTGGTCGACAACCATCATCATGGACTGAGCCAAGATCTGACGGGACGAGCCGTCTGAGCGGTAGATGTTAACGGCGATGTATTCGCCATAGGGACCGAACTGGATGCCGTCGTGCATACCCTCGGGCACCTTGCCTTCGAGAGGGTCGCCGACGCGGTGGGCTTCCATCAGCTGGAGTTTGGCCTCGCCGTTGGCGTTACGCACCTTGGCGGCGAAGGAGTCGCCGTCGCGGATCATGCCACGCAGCAGGATGGACTGAGCCTGATAGAACGAGAAGCGGTTCGTGATGTCGATGCGCTTGGCCTTCTCCGCGAAGTAGGCCTCATAGGTCTGCTGCATCTCCGGCGTCGACGCGTGGCTCTGGGGCTTGATGCCATCGCCCACCGTGTAGAGGCACATATCCGCAAGGATCTGCTTGAAGAGGCCGGAGTTGCGCTCCGCCCAGCGGCACTTGCGGACCATCGCCAGACGGTCGTAGGGCGTCAGGTCGCGGCGGAGGTCGCGAGGCTCGGCGCCGTAGGCCGCACGGCGGGCACGGGTCACGCCGATGCTCTGCCAGTCGCCGTAGGAGGCCTGCGGCTTAGGTGCGGTCGGCGTCGCCTTCTTCGGGCGGAGGCTGACGGTCGGGACGGTCTTCTTGCGGGGTGCCATGGAAAGTTAGTCCTGGCGGTTCTGCCAGTCGGTCGAGATGACCGTCTTGCGGGCGCCGTAGGTCGCCGGGTCGAGGCGGCTCAGGGCGAACATGGCCTCCGCCAGCATCTCCTTGGGAGGCATCGCGAACTGCTTAGACGCGGACGAGCCCGAGTCCGAATAGGACATCAGGGTCTTGCCTTCGGTGATCATGGCGACCGCCTTGGCTTTGATGTCGAGGAGTTCGCACTCCGTAAGTCCGATGAAGAGTCCAGAGGCCATTTATCTTGCCCCGATTGGAATAAAAAGGGGGTTAGCCGCCCAGCCCACGCCACAAGCTTCTTCCTCCTGCGACACTAAACGGCTAACCCTTGAGGAAAGTCTGCCCACGTCTAGGACGGTTGCAAGTCGGTTTCGGCGGTTTCCCTACCGGCGATACCCCAGCGGACGGCGGCCAGAAGGGCGAGGATTTCGCAGTCCATGGCGTGGTTGTCCCGTTTGCCCTGCGGGAGTATCCACTGAGGTTTGCCCGTGCGTTTATCCTTTACGCGCACCTCGGCGCTCAGCTGAGATACATACTCCTCGGTAGCATCTACCCCATAGGTCCAGACGCGGCGAGCCCGCAGGCCGTGGAGCAGATCCTTGCCGGCAGTGGCACTATGCACGATGAGCGTCGCCCGTTGCGGGATGCCTGGGACGACGATGAACTGCTTCTCCGAGTAGAAGCGGCGGGTCGTGTTGCCGGACTTGTCCGTGACCGCGAAGTCGTCCGAGCCCGACCCCTTGGCCGTCTTCCAGTTGCGCTTGGCCGTCTCGCGGTAGACCTCCTGCGTGTTGTCGCCTGAGTCGACGAGGACAAGCGCATGGTGCACGCCGTGCTGTTTGGCGAAGGCCTCCACGTTGCCCCAAGAGTCTATGCGGGCGAAGGCCATCAGGCGGCTATGCCCGGTCTTCGCCCACCTACGGACAGTGACCCAGAAGTGACCGCGCTGGACGTCCACGCCCATCGTGCGGAAAGGGATGCTCCCCGGCACGGCGTCCTTCTGGTCGACGACGCGGGCCTTCGGCGTGATCGCGGCCTCCGCATCCCATGCGTCCGACATCTTGTAGTTGGCGGCCTCCGCAAGGCTGACCATCTCTCCGCCCTCTTCGCTCCAGGGCATGGCGAGCCGCTTCTGCTTGAAGATGCGCCTAGGCTCCTCGTCCCCATATTGGTCCGCCGACTCCTTGGCCTTGAGCATCAGCACGCCGAGCTCGCCCCAGCTCATCGATGCAAGGCTGTTCCAATGCAGGCCTATGTGCCCGGAGTTGGCCGATACCGACGTGGCGACGAACGTCCCCTTGGCGTTGGCCTCCAGACGCGTGGCGTTATTGTCGGGCAGGAGCGCACGGCAGGACGCACACTCGTACGTCGTGCCCACGCTGACCTTGTGCAGATCCCATGTACCCGTCGACTTCGCGTCCTCGGGGAACCTGATCTGCTCCCAGACCCAAGGCTGGAGATGGTCGCACTTCGGGCAACGGAAGTTCCAGTCGCGCTGGTCCGTAGACTCGTGCAGCTGATGGAACTCGTCCCCTGCCCGTCCTCCCTGCGACATGAAGATGCGCTTGCCCATCCAGCCGAACGCCGTGACGCGCGCGCTCAGTTCGGCGAGGTGTCCAGCCGGAGCCATCCAGCACTCGTCGGCGATGGTGTAACGCAGGGACAGGCGCTGAAGGTTCGCCTCGTTCCAGATGCCTCGGCAGTAGAGGGTCATGCGGTCGAAGTCCGTCGTCGTCGAGCGGTCGAGGTCGTCGGCCGAGATGCGTGCCTTGACAGGTGGACAGTTGTTCCAGACCGGGCGGAGGTAACGCAGGGCGAAGTCCTTGGCCTCTGGGTCAGTAGCCTGGAGAACCATCGTAGGGCCGGGAGCGTTCGCCACGATGTGGCACGTCAGCAGGCGGGCGAACAGGGACTTCCCCGATTGGATGCTCGCAAGGACAGTCAGGAGTTTGGTCTCGGGGTCTGCGGCTATCCTCAAGGCCTCCGCGATCCACGGAGTTCGTTCCGAACGGAAAGGCCCGGGCATCGGCGAGTCGGGGATGGCGAGCACGTTGGACTCCAGCCATTCGACGATGTCACCCGAGTCCGACGGACGCAGCACGTCCCGACCGATGCGGAGCAGGTCAGCCTTGTTCATCGGATGAGAGGTCGGCCTTCACGCGGCGCACCCAAGCCTCGAGCACCTTGACCGCCTTGGCCGGGTTCTCGGGGTTACATCCTTCTGCCACGTCCAGGGCGAGTTTGTCCAGGCGGTTCACGATCCGCGCCGCCATCTCCCGCATCGCTTCGCCGGCTTCCTTCGCGGAGATGTAATCCTTAGCAAGGATAAGCCGACGCTCCTGCTCCTCCTCGAGCGCGACCAGCGTCTTCAGTGATTGGTTGTACGCGGTCTGGTACTTCCCCTGGTTGGGGTCGCCCCCTTCCATCGCGGCCTGCCAGACTCCTCGGGCACGACTTACCAGCGTGCGGTGTTCCGCGATCGTGTCGGCCAGCGTCCCGTCGTCGAGTTGCGCCGGTGCGGCCTTCGGCGCCGCGGCACGTTGCACGTTGGCCCGGGCTTCCCGCCATGCCTTCGCCGCGTCGATGCTGTCGGTCGGCATACCTTCCCTACGCAGGACGCTGATGCGTTGCGCGGTGACGCCGAGCGCCAAACCCAGTTCTGAGTTCGTCAAAGCCATGGTTTGTTAAACCGCCTCTTTTTGCCCACGGGTCTTGTAAAAAAGAGCCGTGGTGTCGGGCCA